GGGGAATGGCGGTCAAATGAGCCTCATACCGCGAAGTCATATCGTATCGAACTCCAACCAGCTCCCGATACAGTCCCACATTGCGCAAAATAGTTGTTACGATTCCGTGAATGTTGCTCTCATAGCTCTCCCGCTGTCGTTCATCGACCACGGGGGGCCGTGTGTAAAAAGATTGAACAACGTTAGTGACGGTATGTGCGTCCAAGACCCCTTTTAACAGCTGTGCCTTGATAGCAAGAGTGTCCAAAATTGAGGACTTGAAGGCGCAACACTGGTAGGTGCCAAGGGAGCTCACTGCGATCATTGGATCCGCAACTAACTGGTAACGGGTCACAGCGACATCACCTACTACAAAATTTCGCCGAGGGAAGCCGCAGTGACCGGATCGACAACTGCTAGTACGAGTGGACGGGGTGATAAGAACCACAAGCCAGTTAGGATCCAAGGCGCTGGCAGGACGTGTCTCAACCGAATAGGAGAAACACTCCCCTGCAAATTCATTGGAAACAAAGTCACACGAGTAATCGTAAATTTTATGAGTGTACGAGGAACCGCCGCGTACTGACATCGTAATGGTATCGTCCTTATTAGTGCACCAAGAGTACTCGTCCGTAGAACCAGCGGGGGTCCGTGGGTTGAATGTAAACAAGACGAAAGAAGCTTCAGTATTGAGGTAACAGCGCCAATCTATATAATAATCGACATTCAACATCTTAACTACATGAACCCGAGGGTCAAAAGGATCGGAGCGCTCAGGTCCTAAGTGGAAATCCCGGGGCCACAAATGGACTAAAGTCCCGGAAATCCCACGGCTAAGATCGGTGGATGAAAGTTGGATGGAATATGGCTCTGCGCGGAACTTCAGGCGTATTAACGTATTGATCGAATCATCCCACTGGTTGCGGAGCTGCGCCGAAGCAGGGTGGGAGTGACCAGCCAATTGACTGAAACCCCGTGAGGCAACGAAGGCCCGGAACTCCGAACGGTTAACCGATGAGGGAACCGAGTTTTTGGGGTGGGAGGACTCGTACCATAGCTTCATAACAAAGCTCGAAGACATCAAAGACAAAGGTGCAAGCGCCAGGCCACCTGGAAGCGTAGCAGTCAATCCTAAAAAACAGTTCAACGGATTAGTAAGGTACCGGAGAACCGGAACCAGAAACGGGATCATACTGCTACTACCCGGAAGCATAGTTATAAATAGTGCCGGGGAACAAAAGGGATCAGTGAGATAACGGAGAGTGGGCTTGAGAAAATGTGACTCAAAAGCTACCGGGGGAGCTGCCCTAAGGGGCAACATCCCGGGCATTAAATGAACTAATACCCGAGGCGCATTTTGAGCTACATAGGGGGAGTGATAAATTATATCCTTAACCAAATTCTTGGTTCGTTCAAGCAAAAACTTGAGCATCACCGGGTAAACCGGTGGCATAAGCATGATGATAGGGAATAAGCGGCCCATCATGCTTGAAA